CTGCGGCTGTATTAACGATGGCGTTAGCTGTACCCAAAAGTGCTTGAGCAGATACAGAAGTAAGGGCAGTTGTAGCTTTTGCTTGTACAAGCACGGAGCCGAGTGCGGCTTGCGCAGTTACCGCTACTGCAGAGACGTTGGCGTCACCACTTATAAACGGTGTGCCAATCTCACCTACGCCGTCTACGTCATTAGGGTCTACGGATATGTTGCCGTCCGCAGCTACGCCTACGCCATCGTCGATGACGTCAAGCTCAAACCCGGTTAGCTCTATGACTACCCGGTTAGTTTCTTTGATATCGGAAAATGCTGACCCTGAGAAAGGAGAGAAACCGAACATGCCTTATCCCCTCCTTTCTTCAGTGGGTCAGTACGTAACTTTCTTAGTCTTGGGCAGCGACACGCTTGGACTTAACCGACCAAACAGCAGCGACGATAGTGGCAACAGCACCGGCAATAGCCACGGCAGTTTCAGAGTCGATATAACCCTTACCTACGAGGACACCGCCAGCTGCAGCCAGAATGGTGCGTACTACACCGTAGACTTCGTTCTTATCCATAATAAACTCCTATGCTTCGTTTGCGGAGACTTTTCCGCCCTTCATAAAAACATACTTGCCGAGCACCGGCTCATCTTTAGGCCAGCGACATGCGACAAGACGGCTCTTACCAAGCTTCATTATGTTTACAGCATTACCTTGGTTACCGCCAAGCACATAATAATGCCCAGTATCTTCACCTACATAGAAGCCAACATGCCCGCCACCTGCACGGTCAAAGACAAGAATAGCTCCGGGAGCTACGCGGTCACGACGTAGTAGCGAGCCGTAGTCCGACCAAGCCTTAGCGCGCATGTAATACTTAGGGTAAGGCAGACCAGCTTCAGCCATGCAGTGTGCAACAAACACGCCGCACCAAGGGGTCTCATCATCGCGCCACCAAGCACGTAGTTTAGAGAGCCAGCCCTGAATAACTTTGCTATGTGCAGGACCGGGAATTTCCTTGGTGCCTACAAGTTTTTCGGCAGTGATAAGCCAACGGGGGTCGGTCATGCTGTGTAACTCCCAGACGAATTAAACTGTAGAATTGTGTTCGAGCCGCTGGTGGTGACCGTTGGGCTTCCTGTTGTTATACCACTGTAGCTGGCTGTTGGCACGGAAATAATGACCACACCAGAGCCGCCTGCACCACCTGCGCGTAGGATGTTTGTAGGGCCAGTACCGCAACCGCCGCCCCCGCCGCCAGTGTTAGCCGTGCCCGCAGAGCCATTAGCATCCGCGCCGCCATTGCCGCCGCCCCCTGCGCCACCCGTACCCGCAGCGGAACTAGAAGTCCGCTTACCGCCTCCACCGCCGCCAGCGCGTGTGACCGAAGTGCCAGTGATTGAAGAAGCCAAACCCGCCCCTCCGGGTGCGCCAGAACCAAAGCTGCCAGAGCCTCCCGCGCCAGCGCCACCGCCACCGCCACCACACTGTACGTCAGCGTCTGAGGTGCTGCTCTGGCCAAAACCTCCGGCATTACCTTGCCCCGAAGTACCGGCAGCGCCTGAAGGATTGCCCGAAGCAAATGTACCGTAGCCGCCACCGCCAGAACCACCAGTGCTAGCCGTACCAATACCACTACCGCCACCACCACCTGTGGCGACTACAGCACCGATTGAGGAGTTACTGCCGTTATTACCGTTAGCTGCACTGCCCGGAGCGGTCCCACCAGCGCCAACAGTGACTGTGTATGTCGTGCCTGCAGTTAATGTCGAAGTACTACTAAGATAGCCGCCAGCGCCACCGCCACCTGTACCGGTATTAGTATTGGCAGAACCACCCGAACCGCCACCTGCGATAATGAGGTAGCTGGCGGTATAAGTTACGGGTATCGGCAGGGGCCACAACCCCTGCTTAATCCAATACGCTGCCTCAGCCAGCGTCCAAACCCCCGGAGCCGCAGATGCGGTCGGGGTAACTGGTGTTTTACGGATTAAGCCTCCGGGCCACCTATTTGCCATCGGGAACCTCTATCCAAGACAAGGTGTCTTCGTCCCAAGCATATGACTTGCCGTCATTTGGGCGCGTTACAGGCGCATGCCACAGGCAGGTATCTTCGTTAAGCAGCCATGATGGAAAAGGTGATGGCGCAATAAACGCATCGCGCACCGCGTCGTATGTGTATCCGATACCTGCATAATTCTTACGTAGCGGACGCCCTTCGGGGTGTTGACCGCCATAGGTGTTGTATGATGTCTGCACCCAGAGCGCGGGGTCGCCAAATAGGCCCGTATCGATAACATCCTGCTCGATGACCAAAACTTCAGTGACAATGCCGTCGATGACTTTTGCAAAGTGGCTCATGCCGTGTAACTTCCCGATGAGTTGAATTGGAGTATGGTGTTAGCACCACTGGTTGTAACGGTAGGTGAGCCTGTAGTCGTGCCGCTATAACTGGCCGTGGGTATGGATAAAATAACTACGCCAGAACCGCCGCTCCCGCCCACGCCAGAGCCACCAGCCCAGCCACTACCACCACCGCCACCGCCTGTGTTTGCGGTTCCAGCCGTTCCGTTGCCGTTAAATGGAGAACCAGCGCCCCCGCCGCCAAGGCCCCCAGCCCCAGCAGTATCGCCGGAGCCGCCCCCACCGCCAGCCCGGTAAACGGAACTCCCCGTTATACTAGATGCTGAACCCACGCCACCAGCACCGCCATTAACACCCGATGCAGTGCTACCAACAGCGCCAGCGCCGCCGCCTCCGCCGCCAGCCAAGTTACTTGAGCTACCTGCGCCACCGTTGTTACCTTGGCCGGATGTCCCCGCGCCGCCAGCGCCGGATATAAAACCGCCACCGCCGCCAGAGCCACCTGCGTTACCCACCAAATAGTAACCACTGCCGCCGATACCACCACCACCACCGACAGTGCTAACAGCATTGAAAGAAGACGCGCTACCATTAGACCCGTAGGAAATTGAACCGCCACTGCCACCAGCACCGACAGTTATTGTGTATGTGGTGCCCGCCGTTAACGTAGAAGAGCCTGACAATAACCCACCGGCCCCGCCGCCGCCCGGTGCGTTGGTAAAATCGTTACTGCTACCACCACCACCGGCACCCGCGATGATTAGATAACTAGCAGTTATGACTGGTGGTGGCGTTTGGAAGCGCTCGCTTATGTCGTAGACACCCGAAGTGCCCGTAAGCAGGCTTGCTGTAATGATGCCGCGAGGGTAACGCCTAAACATTCAACGTCCTTACGAGTTGAGTTCTTCCCACGAGCAGGTGACAACAAGGTCGTTAGCTACCGCAGCCGTTGCGCCGATGCTTTCGTTTTCCTTGAGGTAGAACGACGTTGTCTTGTCAACTACAATAAGCGTTGCGTCAGCAGGGACCGAGATTGTCGAGGCAATCGGAAACGCCGTGCCGCCCAGAGCCGCTGCGCTGTACTTGTTGATTGTGATGTCAGCAGCTGATGTGCCGTCTACGTTGGCGACCATGATGGTGTTAATCTTAAACACCTTGTTGCTGGCGGCAGCGTTGCTGACGATAGATGTTGCGCTGGTCGTAGATAGCGCCGTGCTGGAGTTGTTACCTAATATGGTGGTAACAGCCGCGAGATTTGGGTTAGCCATGTTGCTTCCTTACAGTCCAAAAACCATGCTTAATACGATACTTTGCCCTACGTTAACGCCACCAGTCGGCACTGAAGATACCCACGTCGTGCCATTACTAGTCAGGACGTTACCAGAAGTGCCCGGAGCAACTACCTGAACTGCGCTTGTGCCATTACCTAAGAGGACGTTGTTCGCCGTGAGCGAAGTCGCACCTGTGCCACCGTTAGCAACAGGAAGTGTGCCTGTGACTTGGGTTGTGAGGCTGACGCCGGATAGCGTGCCACCAAGGGTGAGCGAGCCAGATGTCGTAACTGAGCCGGTGAGCGTAATACCATTAACCGTACCAGTGCCACTTACTGAAGTGACTGTACCAGTATTTGACGTGTAGCCGTTAGGGTTGCTTGCAGGATACGCACCAAGTGACGTCAATGCACTAGCAGCAGTCGTAGCGCCCGTGCCGCCATTAGCAATGGGGAGAGTACCAAAGCCATCCGAGATAGACTTGCTGGCGGGGTAGTCGCAGAACACATCTTTAGTGCCTGCGGAGAAGCTCACGAGCGAGCCGCTATTGCTGGACGCAAGCACAGTATCACGCGAAAGCGTGGGGCCAGCGCCGAGATACGTACCGATGCCGACTTCCCACTGTGCACCAGCATTGATGGTGTAATATGTGGTATTGCCGTTGCCGACCGCACTAAAGGTCTGGTACCCCGTAGGTGAGGTACCACTGAGCGTTATCGTACCTGTACCAGTGGTAGTGGTAGTATCGCGTACGCGGTCAGCAACATTTAAAGGCATTGGTTTTCCTTATACGATGCGGATGATTGCAGTCGTATTAGTAGCTGTCGGGAAGATGATGGTGAAGTCACCATCTGTCGAAGTCTTATCCGAACCAAAATCCAAAGAAGCTACTGCAGCGTTCGTCAGCGTGGTGTTCGCGTTCGAGTTAGCCGAAGGCGTTGTGTTATAGATAAGCGCGCCGCGTGCCGTGATGGACGAGTTTGCAAAGGTCAAGTCGGAGAAGTCTGTGAAGCCCGTACCCGAAGACGCGTTATTGTTCGACGTAACAACACCAAGGTTAGTCAGTGTACCACCGCCAGCGGTGTAGTTTGTACCTGTTACTTCGTTAGACGCAGTGTATGCGGTGGTGTTGGCGTCAATCGTAGCCGACGAAGTGTACATCGCCAGCTTAAAGGTATCACCGCCTACGCGGAAATCGTGCACAGCCAGCATAAGCTCGGCCTTAAACGACGTGGTCATTGCTTGAGTAATTGGCATCTTAAGGCCTCCTTATGTATCGAGTATCGAGGTAAGCTCTGGATACCCCGCCTGTTTAAATTTGTTCACCAGAGTTACGTTATGCGACCGCACAGCTTCGTGCATATAATGCACGAGCACTCCACGGATACTGTCTTTGAAGGCCTCAGCTTGGTCCCGGATAGCAGGATGTGCGTTGCTGCCAACATAGATAATCTTATCCAGCGCACGCTCGGCAACTTCCTCCGGCGTGGAGCCACGACCTTGGGTAGCCATAACCATGACGTTGCCAATAGTGCCTGAGACGGGGTCGAACATCTATATCTCCTACGCGACCGGATACCGGGCTTGCGGCGTCCGGTACATATCCTGACGGTTCTTGCCTTCGCCAAGCTGCTTAAGCATCGCCATCGCTTCGTTGTACCGCTTCTGATACTCGGCGTTTACGTCCTGCTCACCCTTCATAAAGATATACGCTTCGATAAGCGCACCGTAGAGCAGCACGCTGTCGAAGTTATCACCCAACCAGCTTGTGCCCGCAGTTACAATGGACTCTGGGTAGTAGAAGTAGTGCAGTTCGACTGCATAGTTAGCGTCCGGCGTCGGCCCCAGAATGTACGAGTTCTCGTCAAAATAGGCATAGTGTGTTGGTATGCCAGTCGTGCTCGGGTTAGGAAACGACTGCCGGATAAAGCTAACGTCCTTGTTGAGCAAATACTCGTAGCGTCCAGTGGCGTCGATGACAGCCATGGAGAAGTTAGCCAGCCAGTCTGAAGGCACCGAAAGGTACTTGTTGCCTGACGTCATGTTACCCGTCACGTTCTTACGCAAGTCAAGCAGCTGCACCGTGTTAAAGATGCGCTGTTCAGCCTGTTCGATGAACGTGTTAATCTGTTCGGTAGACGTCAACGTCACCGTGCTGGAGCCGTCAGAGCCGGTCCATGAGGTGTTGGGGAAGTCGTTTTCGACGTACCCTTTGATTGTCTCGAACAGTTGCGCGTAGTTCATTAGCCTAGTTTCTTACTGCTATGCGTACCCTTAGTTGCCGCACCCGTACCGCGAGTCTTCACGGTTTGAGTGTTAGCTACGTTGTTAGGGTATCCGTTTTTACCCATGTCAACCGTATAGTTCATTGGTTGCTTTGCACGCGAAGGAAGCGGGTTTTCACCCGCACCAAGAAACGGCCAGCCTGTGTTGTCCTTAGCCATATTATTTACCCCGCGAAGATTTCTTCTGGTTGGCGATTTTGGCGAGATTGCGGCCCAAAGCCTTCATCTGCGCGTTGGTTTTGCCGCCCTTAGCGAGCTTGGTCATAGGCTGGCCTTTGTGCTTTTCACGCTCGTGCTTGTGCACGGCTTTAGCAACCATAGCCTTGTCCTGCTTTAAATCTTTCTTATCCATCACTAATTCTCCGTCTCTACTGTTACGGTCCCTACTTGACCATTGCCTAATAGCGTATTTGGAAGACCAAATAAACCCAAAGGATTATCTAATCCAACAGGGTTCCACCCCCACTGAATTATACGACTACCGTCACTTGGGTTGTTGTTCGGGTTGAGGCCCGCTTGGTAGTAGCTGTTGTCTGGACGTGGGTTACGCAATGCTTGCGGGTCGTCCACTGGGTACATACCAAGCTGCAACTGAGGCTGGTCGGGTTCCCAGCACGTGGGGCACACCAGAATGTTGACGTTCTTGGTCTTAATGACGAGCCGCTTGAGCTCCTTCAGCTTATAGCGGAAGTTACAACGGTCGCACTGGGCGATTGCCCATTTACCAGATGCAAACCGATTAGGCACACGTCACCGGAAATACTGACGAGGTGCGAGGCGTAACGGTGCCTTTTCACGGTCCTCATCAGCAGCCTGCAGCCAGAGTTCTTCGTATTGCATCTTTAGGCCCACAGAGCGCTCGAGCGCGCCGGGCAGCTTCAAGGATAGGTGATACGCGAGACCAGCCACCATACAAGGGATGAACCTAAACGGTATATCTTGCGTAGTAACGCCATCGCCAGCATCCTGTAAGCGGCGCAAGCGCCAGTAGACAAAGGTGTAGTAATCGTCTTGGTCTGGGCATGGCCAGACGTTAATCTGCGGGTTGGCTACGCCAGTAACCGGATAGTCTGCGCCTGACTGGCGGTTAATCCACACTTGGATAGGCCGACCCTGCGCATTCTTATTTGGGATTGTCGAGTATGTATCGACGCTTATGCGGCTAATTGTAATGTCGGTCTGCTGCTGCCCGGTCTGGGTGCGCACGACGTGCTCAAGCAAGTCAATAGTGTCTACAGGTAGGTCGTAAACAATCTGCCCCTGAACCATGGGGATTTCGCCCTGCTCGATGGTCCATAGGTTAATGCCACGGTTTGCCCACTCAATAGTGAGCAGGTTCAAACTACGGCGCGCTGTGCGCAGGTCGTAACCGGTGCGAAGTTCTGCACCGCAACGCTCAAAAGCCTCTTCGACTAAGTCGTTGAGGTTGAGATTAAATGTGCTGGTGCCCGAGGTAGTCATCTGTATTTCGCTGCCTTCTTCGCTATCGCCTTTGGCTGCTTAACGAACTGCTTGCCCGCTTTTATGCCTGCGCGTTTCGCCTTGCTTGTAGCAGAGTATTCCTGCGAACTCAAAGCCTCACGTGCTTTCTTAGGCAAGTAACGTTCGCCCGTGGCTTTTGGCCCCTGCGTAGACGGCTTGCCTGACTTAGTACCCCAGTCTTCCTTAGTCCATTTGGACAGAGACTTCTGAGCTTCTGTCTTCGGGCCGCTGTAGCTGCCGCCAGACTTCTTATACCGCTGGGTCGCAAGCTGGGCTTTACGGGCGGACCATTGACCTGCGTTTCCACCCTTCGTGCCAGCCTTTACGCTGGCAACGATACGCTTCCACTTAGGTTCGTCCGACCGTGCCATTACTTCTTCTTAAAGCCCTTCAACAACTGCGCGAACCGTGCACGTTGACCTAGTTTGCCCGGAGCCTTAGCGGCCTTGGCAAGTTTAGCGGCTGGGATTGGCTTACCCTTCTTGGCACCAAGAGCCGAGCGTAGTGCACCCGGCTTCTTAATGGCCTTCGAAATATCGAGCTTGCCGCCTTTAGCGTACATGGTCACGTCGTCGGGGTTATCCTTACGACGAACTGTTTTCGCCCCCGGCATTTTAGAAGGGTTTATAGCCCCCATACCCCGACAAGCGCGCATTAGCAGGAACCGCCTTTTTTGAAGTTAGCGCCACCGTAGCTGTCGCGGCTACGCATCAAGGCCGAACCGCCACGAGCCAACATTGTGCCCTTGGTTTTGCCCTTGGTAGCGCAACCGTCGGCGCGCTTGGAGGCAGAGGAAACTGAACCGCCTGAAGCATACTTCTTCATTGAGCCACCGCTGCACTTCTTAACCATTGCACGGCCCTTGGTGTCTGCCGACTTCTTGACCATTGCAGCGCCGAACTTGGTAGCTTTGCCACCTTTAGCCATACCCGGCTTAGCGTTGCGCTTCGCCAGTTCCTTAAGGAACTCTTTACGCTCTGGGGTCAACGGCACAGTATCCGCACCGCCAGTGATTGGTTCTTTTGGCGTTTTCGGCGTTTTTGGTTTGTTATTCATATTAGGTGTGGAACCACCCTTAGCGTATTTCATAGTAGTTTCCTTCTTTTTAACTGTGCCACCTTTGGCGTACATACCAGACGATACGGCAGATTTATACCTATCCTTGGCAAACTGAGTTGCACCGGGGGCTTCCGCTGCGACCTTAAGACGCGACAATTTAGCCGCTTTGTCATCGACAGGTGTAACCGCCGCCGCAGTTTTTTGGGCTGCGCGTATACGCCCCTCTTGGGCACTGGCAGGGCCGACGAGTTGTCCAACACCCGCTGCTTTACGGCGCATCGCAGCACGGTTAGCTTCCCGCCTTAATTCGGCCTCTTTCGAGGCCGTCTGCCTACGCATTTCTGCGCGTCCCGCTTCCATTTGCGCACGAGTACTTGACCCAGAAGCCGAAGCCGAAGCTTGCTGTGTGGGTTTCTGTACAGACTTACTTGTGTCTGAGCCTTTACCTTCACCAGCAATGTTTGTGGTGAAACTCTTGCCATTATAAGTGAAAGTCTTACCCGCGCCGAGGCGTGCACGTGCTTCTTTGAACGCTGCGCCAAAGCTCTGTGGTTTACTATCAATACCAGACTTAGGCGCAGTTAGCGCACCTAGGGTGTCTGTGACTTTCCCTGTAGGTCCAGCGGTATCTTTCGTCACCGACTGTGGTGCGCCATACTTGCGGGTCTTTGTCAGGTTGCTTTCTGCTGCAGCTTCAGCAGCACGTGTAGCGGTGCGGTCAGCGCCTGTGCGCTTAGCAAGGTCGTCCTTGGCATCAGCGGTACGCTGGGCACGCTTAGCTTCAAGTACTTCAAGAGCCTTACCGCTTTTGCCCTTTGAGTCCTTTGCGAAATCCTTATCAATGTCCTTCATGCGGCTGTCGTAACGCCCTTGAGCACCACCGGCAGAGAACTTTTTCAGTTTGCGTGCCATACTTATACCTTCCTCATCTCATCGACTTTGGCTTCGAGTCGTTCAAAGGCCCGGTCAAACCGGTCGCCTAACCTGTCAACTAGTGTGTTCATCTCAGCGCGAGTAACATGGTCGCGGGCAATTTCCTCACGAGTCCTGTTGAGTAGGATGCCAAGACGGTCCAACTCGTTAATCTTCCCCCGAAGAAAGAAGCCCATAACCGCCACCACGACACTCAATACGATGTTCCAAAGCATCATTTCCATGTCAGCACTTCCAAGCCCGGAGGGACTTATTGATGCGGCTGTTGGGGTCATTCGCGGTCTTCTTGCTTGTGAGCTTCTTTTTCATACCCGTCATGCGTGCACAGAATGACTTCTTACGTGGACCGCCTTCGGGCTGTGGTGCCTTGAGACCGGGCTTGCCCGGGTTGGCTTTGTTGTAAGACGCACGACCCTTGGCGTTCAGCCCGCCAGACTTCGCTTTGCCTTCTTTGCGTTGCCATGCGGGTGTCTTAGCCATTAGACAAACCGCCCTTTGGTTTTGCCCTTAGTAGCGCAGCCATCGCCACGCTTTGAAGCAGTTGAGCCGCCCTTGGCCATTTTCTTGACCTTACCGCCCTTGCGCATCGTCGCACCAGCAGGGGCTTCTTCAGCTACCATGACTTCTTCCGCCATAGGACGACCACCCGCACCTGCGGGTTTTTTCTTTTTGTCGCGCATAGCGTCAATCACCATCATAGCGGGAGTTACTTTGCGGAGACCGCCAAATAAACCCTTGCCGCTTACCGCTCCTGCGAACGGTGAAATATCTCCAAGCTTAATACCCATTATGCTGCTTCCTTCTGTGTGGGGACAATCATTGGATAAAGAATATCTTCGCCGTAGTTGCCGATATATTCCTGTACGCCCATGTGGCCCAGTGTGATTGTGGGGTCTACCCACACTTCAAAGCCTAGTTCCCGTGCACGGTCGCAGAAGAGGAAGTCCTCTCCGATATAGCCTTCGTCGGTAACAAGGAAATCGAACATAGCGTTTAGCATGCGGTCGGACCGCGTGTCGTAGTAGCTCCACTCTGGATGGGCTGCAGACATCTGCTCAAACACTTCGCGGCGTACCAGCATAAATGCTGTAGCTACGCGCTTCGCACGGACCAGACCCATGTTGTTCATGGATAGCTGGTTGTTCTCGTCGTGGTCGAGAGTAGCGATATAGGTTTTGGTTTCGCTGCGCGTACGGGGCACGGCAGCTACAATGCCCTTCTTAGGGTCGGTGCCCCACGCCATAAGGCGGAACACGTCTTGTGGCTCGAAGTTAATGTCCGAGTCGATGAACATTAGGTAGTCGCAGTTAGACTCTAGCAAGTCTTGCGCCAGCAGGTTGCGCGCACGAGAAACAACCGAACACCCGCATATGCTGCCGATGTGAAGTTCAATTCCGTGTGCCGCAGCCTGCTGAGCAAAACGAGCAAGAGAAACAGCTAGCTTCAAGGATACCTTGAAGTCGTACGCTGGAAGAGCGATGAAGACGCTCTTACCAGCTAAGTCGTAGCTTTGTTCCTGTTGCATATATCACCCGTAAAAGACAGAAACGTAACAGTTCGTTAGCGTTGCGTACACGTCGGTTTCAAACAGTACGCCTTCGCCGGGAATATATACCGTGTGGAAAGCCGCAGTTGCAGGCACATCGACCTCAATCTGTGTGGTGCCGCTAGCGCCGCCATCCTTAAGGAGGACAGAACCAGCGCCAGCACCGGTTGAAGTAATTACCATACCCTTAACGCGTGTGCGGTAGCCTACCAACGACCCGGAAGTGTTCCGGTGTACGTTCTTGACGTCATATTGCATACCCATCAGTATTCTCCTTCTTAGAGGTTATTACCGATTAAGCAGCGGTTGTGAGCGCAGTCCAAGTGGTCGAGCCGTTCGTATTGATGTACGCACGGTCACCAGTACCTGAACCATCGCTACGTAGGTAGAGCGAACCCTTAGCAGCTGCAATCGTCGGAGCGCCCGAACCCATGTATACACCCATGCCAGCAGCGACGTTGGTACCGATAAAGGCAGCTGCACCACCAGCGGTGAGGCCCGAAGCGCTACGTGCAGTAACAGTGCTTGTAGCAGCCAAAGTAGTTACCGAAGTAGCCGCGCCGAATGTACCAGTTACGGTTACAGTGCCGGTTGTGGCGTTGATTGAAATTGTTTGGAAGCCGTTCTCAGAACGAACTGGACCGTTAAATGTAGTATTAGCCATGACTTTCTCCTGTGTAGTAGCACTCGTACGTACCGTCTCTACTAAGTCCGCTGGGCCGGTCGGTACGAATATTGTTCCCTAGTAACGTAGATATAGCACAAATAAAAAAGAAGGGAAGAGATTTCTCTCCTCCCTTCCCCCCGTTCCCTTGAGCTACGCTCTCGGGGAAACTATTAGGCTGCGCCTTCGCTGCCGTACATACCCAGAGGGTCTGACCAGCCGAACGAATAACGCTCACGAGCCTTGTAACGTACGTTACCGGTGTCGAAGTCACCGTCCATGCCCGTCGCCATTGGCGTACGAACAAAGTGCTTCAGACCGTTTGGCACGTCGGTGGTCAAGAACCACGCGTCAGTGTCGGTCAAGAAGTGGTTTACGGCGTAACCTTCTGGGATAGAGCCGTTCGACTTGATTGCGTTGATGTCGTTGTCGGCAGTCGCGGTGCGGAGTTCGGTTTCGAGCAAGCGAGTTGCAACGAACATCAGGCTTGGCGGTACGATGAGCTTACGCGGTTTAGCCGCGATGAGCAGGCCACGTTCATCCGTCCACGCTGCAATCTGAATTACAGCCGCTTCAAGCGACGTTTCGTTCAAATCAGCAGGAGTGCTTGGGATGTTCGAGTTCGTGCCACCAGAAACCAATGGGTGCGAAGCCGAGAACAATGGTTGACCGTCACCGCCAGTATAGTCGGTGTCGAAGCCGTTGTTCAAGACTGCAGCAGCCTTAGTTTGCTTGGTGTACGACATGGCGCGAGCCAATGCCTTCGTGTAACGCGACGACAGCGAGTCGTACAAGTTATCTTCAATCGCTTCTTCCGTGAGCGAGAACCCGAGGGCAATCGTTTCGTGGTTGTAGCGAGCTGTGAAGACTTCTTGACCGTTGTCGTATGCGATGGCCGAACCTTCGTTCTTGACTGGAGCAGCCGAGAAACCAGAAAGCTTCGTTTCTTCTTCGAACGAACGTTCGGAAGTTTCCGTTTCGTAGATTTCTTTGTGCTCTTCGCCGTAACGTGCGTACTCGAGGCCGAACAAAGCGTTCAGTCCGGGCAACAGTTCTTTAAGAAGTTGTGCGCGTGAAATTGCCATTATTCAGTCTCCTTATGCCAGACCGGTTGGGTTGAGGTACTGATGAGTGCCTTGGTTCCACTTGACGATAACTTCGGTGTAAGAACCGGGGTTACCTGCAATAGCGGTTTCAGGAACAACATCCACAACGCGAATTGGCCACGTCGAAGTGGTACCTTCGGTCGAGTCTACACCCACCTTAGAGTTACCGGTCGAGGTCGAGCCTACGTTGTTGGCACCGTTAGCGAGCTTCACGTTCGAGCCGACAGCGGCTTGTGTGAGGAAGCTGATGGTGTTTGAGTTGGTACCAGCGCATACAGCGACCTTGAACAACGCATCAGGGTCTTCCTGAACGTATGCTGTGACGTCACTGATGTTCGTGGTGCCGGGGTAGTACTGACGGAATGTCAGACCAAAGGTTGGGTCCGTATAGGTACAACCGAGGAAAACACCGACTGGGGTTGCAGCGTCTGTACCAGTGTCCTTGCCAACAGTACCGCCTGCGAGCAACTTAACGACGTCACCATAGAAAATGGCAGTCGAAGAGTTGGTTGCGATTGGAAGTTGACGAGTAGCACCAGCAAAAACCTGTCCGCCAATCAGATTGATTGGGATTAGCCCGTAAGGGCTGGTAACAGAAGGGTATGCCATATTATAGCTCCTTTAGCTATTTGCCTTTGCCAAATGACGTCGTAGACCGTTTTTCCCTGAAGAGAGGCATACGAGCGTCGTTCTCACGCATGAAGTTATTGTCCACTGACTCCATCTGAGACTGGTTTTTGTTAGCGAAGTATTCCTTACGCTGACGCATCAGTTCTTCTGGTGCCTTGCACAACAACAGTCCTGCGACTTCGATGTTGTTTTTGAAACGGCTATCTGGGTCCACCAACATTTGGAACTGGGGTTGCTCCTCGATGGCCACTGGCTCCCAACCTTCCCGTAGTTTGGACGAGACGTTGCTAGCATCGTTTTTACCCATCGACGATACACGTATCCAACGATACGCATACCCAGCTTGCTTGTCCGGTTCTGGCAGGGTTGATGCCGGTTGCCATACTTTCGGACGTTCAGCTTCTGCACGAGTTTCACGAGGGGCACGGGTCGAACCCGCTTTACCTTCTAAGGCGTCAATAATATCAGTCATTTTACTTCTCCATCTTCATAAGTTCGCGGGCATACTGCTCAGGGGTTAGACCCAGTTTACGAGCAATTGCCAGTTGGGACTGTTTCAACACAATCTTTTTGGGGGACCGTGTACGTGAGGCTGGAGCAACGACCGGTGACGCTTTTTGTTCGCGTGCAGCTGGCTTGGTGTCGCCATTATCCATTTCATCCCCGAAGTAATCGGAGAAGCGACGGCGCATAGTTTTGTCTACAACGCCCCAATATTCGTCGGTACCTGCAAATTGCGGGCCACGTTCATTTATGAGCCTCTGATGAAGCCCAAGAGCAGCTGCGGTCATTTCCGGGTCTGTACCATACCACGTATTGCGCTCTTGCCACGCCATAGTTTTCTGGTCAGGCTGCGGAACTTGCACCTGCTGTTGAGGTATTTCTACCTCGTTATCTTCCTCTTGTAAAGTAGGACGATAATTATTTATTTGCTGCATGCGGTAATTAGCCGCTGCAAGCTTCTCCTGAGCGTCCGCTAGACGGTCTGCATCTCCAGACTCGTACGCTTCTTTGAACTCACGTTTAGCCGCTGCAGCTTCATACTCCGTGGCTTGCTTATAGCTACCAATCAAGGACTGTTCGCCCTGAGCTATAGTGCTTTTTAACTTGCGGTTTTCTTCAATAACACGCTGCGCAACAGACAAAGCCTCTGTCTTTTCACGCATTTCGCGTTCTTTTTCACGACGCTCGTCATGCCAGACTTTCTTCATCTGCTTCAGACGGGTCTTAACTTTATCCGAGTACTCTTCGAGTTCGTCGGCTTCTAGCTCTTCGACAAGTTCCTTCGGCATAGGCTCACGCCCACGGTCTGCCTCTGGAGTATCATCTTCAATTTCAATTTCCGGCTTGTCAGCCTCAGAAACGGGGGTTTCGTCTTCGATTTCGTAGGAAAAATCCTCGAAATCATCATTCTGCATACTCAT